AGTTAAAATAAGATACCATTGGAGTATTATTTCATATTTATTTTTACTTTTCGTGTTTTTATATTTTTCATATATGATTTTAGCGTCCATAATATTTACATACAATAAAAATAATATTTTATTTTATTTTCAGTTATTGTTTTGAATGGGTCGCCTCTCCGGAGCTCATTTATGGACCAACTAATATGTTTTTGTAGTTTATCTTCATCAAACAATTTTTCAATTTCAGTTGGACTCAATTTCTTCTGACACCACTGTGAGCCTTTTATTTTTTTACTGACTACTTTATTTATAGTAGCTTCTACTTCCAATTCAACCGATTTTTTACCGAATATTCCCAGAAATGGGTTTTTGATTATCGGTTTAATTTTCTTTATTTTCAACTTCAAATAATGGCTCACGCTATTTTTACAAACCGCGCCCATATTGCTTATGTTTTCTTCCAAATATTTTTGGAATTTTGTGGATTTTGCAAAAATATCCATGAATTTTTTCTGAGTGGTCGCTGGAAGATTCGTGAAACTGACTTCGGTATAATCGACCGACTCATTTTTGTAGAATGCGACCTTGACATTGAAATGCATTCTATATTTTTATTATGAGAAAAATAAAAATATCCAGATAATTCATGAAACAAAAGAAGCGCACCAACTCTCAAAATGTGGTGGGAGTTATCGGAAAGGCGTCGTTTTTGAAGCATCCAGCGCGATTTGTAGAATTTTTATAAATTTTACAACGTCCAAACTTGATAAACATTCAGAAAATTACGATACTATATAACTTCGGTGGTAATGAACGTCTGTGTATTCTTTTATGAAGTTTTTATCTCCTTTTCTCAGACAATTTCGGAAATCTCTAACTTCCAAATGTCGAACATTACTTTTAAATTTGGATATTTATGTAAAACATTATACATTACTATTTGGTTTCACAAAAATAAGTTTTCTTTTATATTGACTTTTTATTTTTACAACTTACAATTATTTTTTCGACTATATTTATCAATTATCTTTTTTTTAATTTTATTTAAGTTTTTATTTTTATCATTACTATCAAAAATTGGTTTCTTACTATATTCGGTATTATCAAAAATGATTAAACGAAATTTTCTTTCAGTTGATGTTTCAAATTTATTTTTGTTTGTTTTACAATTTACATCAATTATAGATATAAGCGTCTTCAATATATTATTAACAACTTCGCTAAATATTTGTAATCGTATATCTGGTAATCTTGGAGCAAGTGAATTATTTCTCTCTTTACTTAAAAATGATTTAATTTGTTCAGTCATTCTTTTTATATTTCTATCAATAAGAGTGCAAAATTCAACAAGGCTATAAGAAATAAATATTTTATATTTATCATTAGTCCATCCAACTATTGTAGGAAAACTTTTTCCAGTAGTTTCAAGAATAAAATTTTCATTTTTATCAATTGTTGAATGAATACTCTTATCAAAAATTTTATCACACGATTTATATTTACAACCGAATTTTCTTGTATTGAAATAGGCATTTGTAAAATTTTTAAATATACTGTTTTTATTTATAGGAGTGTCAAGGATTTTTTTTATTTTTTTTTCTATAACTGTATAATCATTTTCAGAAAAATACTTTTTTAGTATACTTTTTGATTTATTTTTATAATTTGGATTTTGTTGAATTATATTATCAATAATAAATATATTTTTGTCCAATGGTCTTTCTAATTTTAGATAATCAATTGATTTATCAATAAGACTTGATTTTCCAGAACCCGTTGGACCACATGTAATCAAAATATACGGATTATTACGTTTCGATGGTTTAATCGAATGTCTTTTTTTTTGAAGAAAATGACTCATTATACTAAATATTATAAATTATTATTATGATGTTCGTTGTTTGTTTTTATATTTTGTGAATTTTAATATAATCACGAAGTGATTTATAGTTCTATATATTATAAAATGAAAGCTCCTCATGTTAAGGTTTCTTCATTCAATTTCTCCGATTCGACTCCAGATTCAAAAAATTCTTCATTCAGTTTTGGTGGTGGATACAGCCAGTCTAGTGGATGGAACGCAAATATCACTTACACTAAGAAATGGTAAATGCTAATTTATCATTTTCTTACACTAAGAAATGGTAAATGCTAATTTATCATTTTCTTACACTAAGAAATGGTAAATGCTAATTTTTGTGAATGAGACAAACACTTCGTTTTTCTCATACCAGATATCTGAAAATTCAATAAAAAATTGATTTTTTATGTAATGAATTTTACAACAATTACACGCAAAAATGACAACAGATAAATTACAAGCTGGCTATCAATACATTTGTAATAATAATCTTATCGCAAATTTCATGAATTATCAAATGACAGAGAACGACATTGACGAAAGAAAAATATCGCAACTTGATGAATTTCACATTTTACCACCAAATAAAGAAGAAAATATCGCGCGAAATATTGATATCAAATGGGATTTGGAAAATATCGCAAAAACTGGCTCACGCACCGGTTTGTCAGAATACATTTTCGATTTGATAATTTACGCGAGAGGCGCAACTGGGACAAATATGAATCCATCTTGCTTGATATGCTAAAAATTGAATAAATAATTGATTGAACAAATGAATAATTATAACTTAAAAGAAACCGCAAATATATATAAAATGATAATCAAGATTAAATATAATGATAACTGGGTTTTCGCAAATCCAAACTATTGCGAAGCTTTTCAAAATTATAAGAATCGACCGATGTATAGCAGAGAGGAGCCGGTTTCTACCGGCGCACTTACTGTTTATCGAACAAATAATGACCATTATTTACCAACCTTTATCAGGGACGGAGATGTGGTTTATCCAATCGTCGACTTTGAGGATGTTCGCGTCTTTTTAGTTGATGCGAACCCAACTGATTGGTATGCTGGGCGCAATTACCAAATTTGGGCCTATTACGACTTCATGTATGATAACAAGGTGCGGAAGACTTATGCTTCAAAATATTCTACATATCTCGCTTATCCGGCGAACACACGTGCCTCCGACATTGTTGAAATTGACATTGATGGATTACCTCCAAATATTATTTTCAGTATTTCTCGGAATGATAATAATAGTGTTTATTACGAGAGGAATGATGGAAGTAGGACACGGGTCCGTATTTGCGACAATAATTCGGCGCGAATTGGATATCGTGGGTATTATTCGAGGATGACGAGCGATATTGGCTTTGTTTTTGGTGGGATTGTTAGCGTGGGTGGTTTAGAATTACCATCATCACTCGTATTAGAACAGACGGACGTTGAAGAGGACCAGTGTATAATGTGTTATTCAAACAAGAAGAATCTGCGTTTTTTACCGTGTGCGCATCTAATAATGTGTTCAGCGTGTTATAATATGCTTGAAAAAAAGAAGGAATGTCCAGTTTGTAAAGGAAATATAGAGTCGCTTGGAGTTTAATTACATATTTTCAATATGTTACGAATTGATGATTGAAAATTTGTGGTCATTAGTCAAGTGATTAGAAAATAATTAATGCGTTCAAAGAACAAAAAGAAAAATAAAAAGAAAAGGAAAAAGAACATAAAATGATGTGTTCCGTTTGCTACGATGGCGCAATCACGCTATTGCTGGAACCGTGTAATCACATTTGTATTTGTGAATTGTACTAAGGTTATATAGATTTGATGTATAAATTTACAAACTATAATTACCTCAATGAACTGATAATATTATATTATATGAATTGCGTATTTATTCTAAGTAATATTTTTCTTTTATAAATAACTATGTATAAAAATGGATTAAATACTGTAAAAAGCATTTGTCCCAAAGCAGTTGACCTTTTTCAATTCAATAATAATGTATCCAATTATATAAAATATCTTATTCAAAATAAAAAAGTTAGTGGTTCATTTAGAGTCATAAATCTTTCTACAATAGACCGACAAGTTATGTTATGGAAGAGACAATTACCGGATATTAAACCTTATTATGCGATTAAATGTAATCCAGACCCAATAATTGTTAATTATTTGGGAAAACTGGGGGTCAATTTTGACTGCGCAACCCAAGGAGAAATACAATTAATCACTGAAAAATTAGGTTTTTCTCCGGAACGTATAATTTATGCAAATCCAGCAAAAATGTGCTCACATTTAGTTTATGCGAAAAGCATAGGTGTTAAATTAACCGTATTTGATAGTCATGATGAATTGCTAAAAATATCTAAAATTCCAAATCAAAAATTTGAGTTATTGTTGAGAATTGCGACCGATGACAAAAACTCTATGTGTCGTTTTAGCAATAAGTTCGGAGCCAACCCAAAAGATGCTGAAAAACTTTTGGAATACGCTCGGACACTTGGATTACCTGTTGTTGGTGTATCTTTCCACGTTGGTAGCGGATGCGGAGATGTAAAAACATATAGCAAATCACTTGCGAACGTAGCAGATATTTTTGAAATTGCGAATAAAATTAGGATGAATCCAATGAAAATAGTTGATATAGGTGGTGGTTTTCCGAGTAATTCAGTCCAAAATGGACCCACATTTCAAGAAATTTCGAGCACAATTCGTATAGGAATACACGACTTCCGTAAAAGAATCGCGAATAATGATAAAATCGAGTTTATTGCTGAGCCTGGAAGATTTCTTGTGTCAGATTCTACGACAGTTGCAACTAATATTTACGCAAGAAAAGGAAATCACGATGAATCACAATCTCTATATGTTGATGATGGCGTTTATGGAACTTTCAATAATGTTATTTATGACCACGCCACTCCTCGCCCATCTAAAATAATCCTTGATAAATACAGCGACGTCAAACAGTTGAATACTGCTATATTCGGTCCGACTTGTGATGGTTTGGACCAAATATGTAAGGCAGATAATACACATTTGACATATTGCACAGAAGGTGATTGGCTGGAATGGGAAAATATGGGTGCTTATACGCATACCGCTAGTTTTATATTTAATGGATATACGCATTTTCCGAGCAATTTTTATTGTTATATGTCAAGTTGAATCGACTGACTCACCAATCGGAGTGTAATTAAATGAATATAAAATTAATAGTATATATAAAATTAAAATGGATTTACCAACAGATTTATGGAGAAAAATATTAGAAAAAACACGGTCCATTAAAACATGCGACAAATTATACGATTCTTTTCCAAATGAAACGCGAGCCGAACTAAAAGAGGCATATGAATCTCACAAAGACAGCATAACTCTTAAAATGGTCTTCGCTTTTAATAATAAACTATCTTT